GAGGACACCGAGATCATCATGGAGCTGCTTAAAAAGTACAAGTCGCAGCCCGCGACGGTCGAAGTCGAAGACGGCGAAGACGTTCCCCTGCCCGTTGACGCTTGCGGCGAAGTGAAGGACGAAACGCCTGACGAGCAGCGTGCTTTCGCCGAAGGCGTGAAATACGGCGAGGAAGTCGAAAAAGCCGAGCCGGAAAAACTTGACCGCGAGCACGAGAGCGAGGGCATGAAGAAGGTTCTCGGCGACGCTGGCGGTGAGACGTACACGAAGGAAGAAGTTGACGCGATGATCGAAGCCGTCAAGAAGGAAATGGCGGCGGCTATCGAGGCCGCGAAGGTTAAAGCAACCGACGAGGCGAAGGAGCATTACGAGGGGCTGACCAAAGCCGCCGAAGACTGCGCCCCGATTGTGAAGATCGCGAACCCCATGGGCTTCAAGTCTTCCGCTGATATTTACCGCAAGGCGCTTAAACTGCGCGGCGTTGCGGCTGACAGTCTGCCTGCTTCTGCTCTGCCTGCGATGGTTGACTTTGTCAAGCGCAACAGCGGCATGTCGCGTCCTGTTGTCGCGGCTGATGCCGCACCCGTGATGGACGGCGACGCTGATTTCGTGCGCTCGCTTGAAAAGCGCATTAAAGTTCTGTAAAGGAGTGATTGATTATGGCTTTCGCTGGTACTTCTGTTGAAATTACGCCCGCGCCCGCTGTGCAGGGCGACCGCGTGAACAACGGCGCGATTTTCTATACCGCGCACAACTTCCTTACCGCCTCGACGTGCAACGTCGGTGAATTCGTCTGGCGTGACACGACTAACCCCGAAATCGCTGTCAAGAACAGCGCCGCCTCGGGCGCGCCGCTTGGCATTGTTGAGCGCACGCACGAATACACCGATATGGTCGTCGATTCGCTGACCGTCCCGAACAAGGCGAACGTCACTATCGTTGAGAAGGGCGTGATGTGGGCGACCGCTGACACGACTGTTACGCTTGGCCTGAAGGCTTTCGCCGTGCTTGCTGACGGTTCTATCAAGTTCGCCGCTTCCGGTTCGACTGTGACGGGCGCTGTCGAGACCGACTGGGCCGCGTTCACGACGGGCACGACTGGCGACCTCGTTATGATTTCCAACGTGCTGTAAGGAGAGTGATTATAATGGCTTCCCTGAATGAGAGACTTTCGGCGCTTGGAATTTCCGCGCCTGAATTCCGTGGATTTATCACCAAAGACAACCGCGCGCAGATCGCGCAGGACGCGGCGCTCGTTACCACGCCCAACACGCTGACCCCCGCCTATCTCGGCGCTTACATCGACCGCGAGGCCGTCGAGATTCTGACCGCTCCGCGCAACGCGCGCGCTGTTTTCCCCGAAGTGAAAAAAGGCGACTGGGGAACGGCATTCGTGCAGTTCCGCACGGCTGAGTATACCGGCACGACCACGCCTTATTCCGACTTCACGGAGAACACCCGCGCCGGTGTGAACTACAACTGGCCCACGAGAAAACAGTATAGGTTTCAAACGACCATCGATTACGGCGATCTGGAAAGCGAGATCACCGGCCTTGCGGGCGTGAACCTTGTCGCCGACAAACAGCAGAGCGCCGCGCACGTCATCGACGTGGACGCGAATAAATTCGCTTTGCTCGGCGTGACCGGCTATGAGGTTTACGGCCTTCTGAACGACCCGAGCCTTCCCGCGCGTCTTACGCCCGCGAACGGCGGCGGCGGTTCGCCGCTTTGGTCGCTGAAGACCATGGACGAAATCTATAACGACATCCTCGATATGTATTCTGACCTCCAGACGCAGTCGCAGGGCCTTGTCGATATGGATTCCGACCTTGCTCTCCTTCTGCCGCCCGGCCTTATGCCTGAAATGGGCAAAACCAACGCCTACGGGAACAAGACGGCGAAGAGTCTTGTCGAAGAGTATTTCGGCGGTCGTATCCAGTTCATCACGATTCCCGAAATGGCGACCGGCTCCGGCAACCTCGTTATGCTTGTCGCGCGCACCGTCATGGGCAAGCCCGTCGCCGAGATCGGATTCAGCGAGAAACTTCGCATGGGCCGCGTCATTCCGCAGCTGTCGAGCTTCAAGCAGAAAGTTTCGTCTTCGACTTACGGCACGATCTACTATCGCCCGTTCGCCGTCGTTTCGATGCTTGGCTGCTAAAAATTACAGCCGCAAAAACAACAAAGGGGCAAAAAGACGCGCCAAAAACGCGCCATTTTGCCCCTAACTTATTTCAGGAGGTAAAACAGTATGGCTAGAACCAAAGGAAGCAAAAATAAGGCCGTTTCTGCGGCGAAGACCGCGAAGACAGCGCCCGCGCCTGTTGAGAACGTCGCCCCTGTTGAGGAAGTCGCGCCCGTTGAAGAAACGAAGATCGAAGCCGCGAACGTTATCACGCCTCACCGCGTTCAGACGTATACGATCATGTTCCGCGATCCTGTCGGCGTTCGTTTCAGAATCAAAGACAAGAACGGGATTGAACATCAGATCGAAATCAACGGCTACGCGCACAATCTTCGAGGGCTTGACAAGGGAATTCTCGTTCCCGGCTGGGGCATGACGCACAACGTCGATGCTGAAATTTGGGACGCTATCGTCGAGAAGTACGGGCGCACGCTTCCCATTTTCACGCGCGGCATGATCAAAGCTATGCCCGATGTTCGCAGTGCTGAAGCCGAGGCCGAAAACCTGAAAAGCATCAAATCCACGCTTGACCCCGTAGACATTAACAAAACTCATACCGACGAGGTGTAAATCATGGCCGCCGTTGTGTTTAACATCGCAGAGTTTCGGGCGATCTATCCTCAGTTTTCGAAGTTGACGGACGCGCAACTGACAGCGGCGTTTAACGACGCTTGTTTGTATCTGTCGAACGATGACGCTTCACCCGTCGCGAATCTCACTTTGAGAAAATCCATGCTGTATAAGATCACCTGTCACCTGTTGACGTTGGCACAGCGCGGCGGCGGCGTGACAGGCGCAGTTACAAGCGCCAGCGAAGGAAGCGTCAGCACGTCGTTTTCTCCGTTACAGTCCGGCAATGAGAACGCCGCATGGTGGAATCAGACGAATTGCGGCGCGGCTTTTTGGCAACTGTGGCGGCGCTTTGCGCGGGGTGGTTATTATGTCCCGTATACCCGTTACCATTAAGGGCGGCGAAAAGCTGAAAATCGCGCTCATGCGTCTGGGCGGTAAAACGCCGATTCTTCGCGTCGGGATTCTCGAAGGCGCGACGTATACGGGCGAGCCTGACACGCGCGAAAAGCCGGGTCAGAGCGTCGCGACTGTTGCGTTCTGGCAGGAATACGGCACGCGCAGAGGTACGCCGCCGCGCCCGTTCATGCGGAACACGGTTGCGGAATACAAGCACAGTTGGACGGCCACGCTCGGCACGTTGATTATGACGCGTTCCAGTTTCGCGGAAGCGTTCGACGCGCTCGGATTTGCGATGATTCCCGATTTCCGAAATACCATCATCAAAGGCGTGCCGCCGCCTTCCGCGCCGTCAACAATCGCTTTTAAGAAGCGTATCGGCAAAGAATACGCGAACACTCCGTTGATCTTGACGCGGACTATGCTTGCGTCGATTGCATACGAGGTGGTCGAATGAACGGAATAAATCTTCATCACGTCGTGCGCGGCGCGATAACAGCAGTTCACCCGGACGAGAATATCAAGTGGTTCCAAAACAACGGCGCGCAGAACGTCGGCGGGATTTTGAAACCGTCATACAGCTATATCTCGACCGTTCCCGCGCAAGTGCAGAGCGAAAGCGACGATGCGTTGTTTCACGCTGACCGCGCGGGCATGAACACGGACACGATTCGCGTTTATCTGTATTTCGATGATTCAGACCCGCCGCTCAATCTTGACCGGTTCAAAGCCAAAGGCGGCGATATTTTCCAGCGTGCCGATAATTCTTATTGGCTAGTAACGGCGCTGATTGACAATTTCGCAGACGTGGGCTGGGTATGCGCTCGCGCTGTGCGTCAAGTCAACGCGCCGGAACTCGCGGAGGTGAACGGCAATGCCTAACTTCCCCGCGCCTGAAAATCCGAACTACACGACATGGCCAGCGGTCATATCAGCGGTGCAGGCGTTTTTGTACAAGTACGCCGTTCCCGCCTTGCCACTCAATCAGATCATTTGCGGAAACTTCAACCGCGCGGCGCTTCCTGATACGGATGAACTGATTTTGTACTATCCTATCCGCTTTGAACGTCACGGGACGAACATCGAGACGTTCGACGCGTCGGCGGTTCAGCCGGGACAAGATGGCGCGCTCACGACTCAAACGCTGATTGAATTCGTCATGCAAGTGGATTGTTACAGTCACGACGCGATGACGGCAATGCAACGCGCGCAGGCGGTCGAAACAATCGCGCGGAGTTATTCAGCCGTCCAGTTCTTCAACGCGCGGAATATTTCGTGTTTATATGCTTCCGACGTGCGCGACTTGACCGGCCCGCTTGACGCGGAGCAGTATGTCTGGCGCTTCATGACGGAATTGCACCTGTCATTCTGGGCGCAGATTTCACAAGGCTTGCCGTGGTTCGAAGCGACGACACTCGAACTGAAAAATGTTGACGTAGTATTCCCGCCGCTCTAATCAAGCGGCGTTATTTTTTTATTGAGAGGTGATTCTTCATGGCTATTCCTGCTTCTCAGATCGTGAACGTGACGCCGAGATTGATCGCAGCGGGCGGGACAGACCTTGTTATGAACGGTCTGCTTCTTACCACGAATTCGCTTATCCCCCTGACCGATTACGCGCTCCAGTTCACGTCTGCTGATGCGGTCGGCGAGTATTTCGGTATGAATTCCGATGAATATCTTTTCGCCGTTCGCTATTTCCTTGGTTACGATAATTCGTTCAAAAAGCCGCGTTTCCTGATGGTTGCGCCTCGCGTACTGTCCGACGCGGCGGGCTGGCTTCGCGGCGGCAAGAATACCGCGACGCTCGCGGCCCTTCAGGCCGTCACCGATGGCGCTATGGACATCGACGTTGACGGCACGACCGTTTCGCTGTCCAGCGTTGATTTCAGCGCGGACACGTCGTTCTCGGACGTTGCCGCAACGCTGACGACCGCGTTTTCAAGCGCGGCGACGGTGACTTATTCCAGCTTCACGGGCGCGTTCCAGATTACGTCGAACACCGTCGGCGCAACTTCTTCCGTCTCGTTCGCGACTGCGCCTGCGTCTGGTACTGATCTTTCCGCGCTGCTGAACCTTGCGGAAGGAACGGGCGCGATTGTGTCGCCCGGTGTCGCCGCAATGAGCGCGGCAGAGAACTTCGCCGCGATTCGCACTGCGTCCGATAACTGGGTAACGTTCACGACGATCTACACAGCGACGGACAGCGAAGTTCTCGATCTCGCGGCGTGGGCGACTGGCATGGGCGTTGATTATCTCTACGTTCCGTGGTCGACTGACGCTGAACTTCTTGACCCGACTTCTGTTTCGTCGATCTCTGCGCAGCTGACAGCGGCGAACGCGGCGGCGACTGCTGGCGTTTACGGCACTTATGCTTACGCCGCTTTCGTCATGGGCGCGGCGGCTTCGATTGACTGGGATCGTCTGAACGGTGTGATTAACTTCGCGCACAAGGGACAAAGCGGTCTTGCTCCGAACGTTACTGATGGACAGACGGCGGCGGCGCTGGAAGCGAACAA